CGGGTGAATCCATGTCACTGGCCATTGGCGCAAGCGGCAAGCGATTCACTTCCAGATTCAGCACGCCGTCCGTATCAGGGGTGCATGCGAGCCGAATCTGGGTGTCGTGATGGATGAAGAAGCATGGAGGCTCAACCACGTCGCGCCAGTCCGACTTGATGCGGTCCAGCTCGTACTCATTGGTGCTAAAAAGCACCTGCTTATCGCCTGACGCCGGTACGAATGTCGCGCGGGTGATGTTGATGATGGCCTCATGTGGGGCATACATGGACAGTCCAGCCGTCACAGGTATCTGCACCACGTCAGCGGTCGCCCAGTCCTTCAGCAGCAGCGAGCGGATACATGCCTCTTCCTGTGCTTCATTGAGCCACTGGGTGATGGACTCATCAGAAAACAGGTAGGGCTCCAGCTTGTCCTCGGAGTCCACCCGAAACTGCGCGATGAGCTGCTCAAGCGTCATGATCAGGCCATGCCGAACTGGTCAAAGTGCTGCGTCACCTCGGCGCGCAGGTTTTCGGCCGACTTCTGGCCGTTCAACTTCATGCCCCAGTGGGTCATGGCAAACACCTTCAGCGCGTCCTTGTCCATCTGGGCAATGGAATCACGGATGTCCTGCTGCTCGTTGAACTCCTTGGTGCGCTTGTCGTCCTCGGTGGTGTCAGGCTCTTCAACAACCACGGCAGACTCAGCAGCCACGTCATCAGCTCTCACGTACACGGACGGGTGCTTGAGCATCTTCAGCGCGTACTGCGCCGGGATGTGAAGAGTTTGCCCCTTCTCAAACGTCACGCCAGAACCGCATGCCCCATCTTTGTAGGTGGTGCGGTGGCCGATGTAAGTGATTGCGATAGTGGTCATGTGGAATCTGCCTTGGTTGTTGGCCCCAGGCTTTTGGCCCGGAGCCGTCATGGTCAAGCGTGGGTTACACGCCGACGTGTTCGCCTGTCACCAGAACCACAGCATTGGCTGCTGTGTTGTGTGTGGCACCGCCAGTGGTCAGGGTCAACCAGGCGTCTTTGGGCAGGGTCAGCGGTACAACGCCGGTGTTGCTGGCTGCATAGCGGCCCGCTGCGTTGATGGCCACAGCAGCGCCGAAGTAATCGGCGTCCTGTGGCACAGCGGTATCGTCAACACCGTCCACGTAGGCAAAGCCCAGTGTGCCGGTCACGGAAGCCGTGAAAGCGTCGTTCACGATGGTCAAGCTGTCATGCAGGCGAAAGCCAGCAGGCAGGATGCCCAAGCGGATCACGTCGCCGGATGCAACAGCAGCAGTGGAATCGCTGCCGACCACTGCGCCGCTGGCGTTGGTGGTCACGCCGTATTCCAGCGTGGTGAGGTTGCCGTAAGGGGTCTGGCCAAAGTTCTGGCTGTCCTGGTAGCGGTTTTTGGTAATCGTTGCCATGGTGTGGCTCCTTCAAATGTGGGTGGTTGCAAACTGGGCCGGTGTTACCCGGCCCGGTTCATCAGGCCTGTGCAGGGATCGCAACAGCCGTGTCGATCACGGTCACGCCGTAGTCGGTGAACTGCTTGGAGTCACCGTGGTCAATCTCGAAGCGGACCTTCGAGCAACCACGGATCGTGCCGACCAACAGTTCCAGCTTGTCGCCGTGATCCAGTTCCTTTTCGGACCAGAAGAACGGGCCACCGGAGCCGTTGTGCTTGGCGAACGCCTCGGCCAGCGCCTGGCCACCCAACAGGATGGCGCGGTCAACGGCGTGGGTCGTACCAAACGATGCGGGCACCACACAAGAAGATTCCGTCTCGCTGGTGTACGAGGCGCAATACTTCACGGTGTCGCCTGCACGGAAGCGAATCGGCTTGGGCATCTTCACGATCAGGATGCCGTTCCACAAACCAGCTTCGCCCAAGAACAAGGGGTGCATGTTGGCCTGCTGTGCGCGGGCCATCGAGCTTGCTTGCAACTGGCGGAAGGTGCTGTCTTGGGCGAAACCGCTGTACTGAGCTGGGGAAACCAGCAGCACGCGCAGTGGGGAATCCGTCGCAGCCTTGTCACCCTCGAAAATCACGGGTGGGGGAGGCAGAGCGATGGTGTCCATCACAGTGCGGATACCGTCAACCACGCTCATGTTGAACACGTCGGTGGTAGCAATCGACATATCGCCAGCGGACTGTGCGAATGCTTCGATGCCGGAACCGGTGCTCATGTAGTGGCGGTTCTTGGTGGGGGCCTTCACCGGGTTCACCATGATCTTGGCGAAGTCGGGATCGCTCGCCAAGGGCACAGCCCACTCGATGTTGTTGTGGTAACCACGGGCACCGGCCAGGTGAGTCAGGATGGACTGGTCGCCGTAGCGGTCCATGAACGACTGGGCAGATGCTCGGGCCAGGGTGCGCAGCTCGTGGGGGCTGCGAATCTGGCTCATGGTGTCACCGGCAGAGATGGGGAAGCGTGCCTGGTTGACGCGCAGCCGGTCTTGGCTGAACGACATACCCACGCCACGGCCTTCGGCATTCTCGCCACCCATGATGGGCTTGCCACCAACAGGGTTCAACAGATCGAACTCGATCTCGTCGCCCATTTTCTTGCCCAAGTCCATGGCACGGACGATGGGGTAGTGAGAGCTGGTCTGCTTGCGCAGCGTGCCCTCTGTTTCAGCCTGGGTGGGCATCTTGCCAGTCAGGCGGTTCATGGTCGTGTTACGGGCCATGTGCGCGGTGAACAGGCCAGCGGCCTGAACAACTTTGGCCATTGGATGGCCGTAAGGAATACTTGTCTTGCTACCCATGGTGGGCTCCTTCAGTGGGAGGGGGCGACGCCATCACGGCGATGCCTCGCGTTGTCAAAAACCGGCCTATAACAGCCGCGCCATCAACGCTTCGATCTGATCGGGGGTTTTGCCTTCCAGCTTTCCCATCAGGTCTGTCGCTGACATTTGCCGCATAGCCTCCAGCTCATCTGCCGGGCCTGCCGCACTGCCGGGTATGTCCGACAAGCTGGCAGGCACCGGGGTCTGGGCCTTGGCAATCACCGCTTTCGCGGCTTCCGCTGCGTTTTGCGCTGCGGGCGGCGTTTGAGTACGTCCATTCGCTGCCTTGAACGCATCCAACAACTCGATGACCTGCGTGGTCGTGCCCTGTGAGAGCACAGCTTCAAAGCCCTGTCGCACAAAGCTAGGCTGCGTGTTGATCCACGCCTTCAGCTCTGCGCTTTCTGCAAGCGAATCGGCATCAGGGTGGGCCTGATAGATCGCCTGGAAGTGCTTCTCCGCCTCGGTGACTTGGGCTTTTGCTTGCAGTGGCTTCACAACCTCTGCCAACTTGGCCTCAATCGCTGCCACGCGGGCATCCACCAGCTTTTGCACACCCTTGGCAATGGCTTCTTCACTGAAGTCGCCAAAAAGATCGGGGTCTACACCGGCCTCGATAGCTGCGGTAGCCTGGGCCACTGCTGCATCTGCCGTCGTTGGTGCCTGTCCTGCGGCTGCGCGCTGGTCTGCTTGGGCTTGAAGTGCTGCCAACTGTTGTTGGGCTGCTTCTGCCTGGGCTTTCCAGTGCTTCTCACCATCACGCGCCTCCACCAGCTTCTCGTAGGGGATGGTGTGAACACCGTCCTTGGCGAGAACCACGGGGTTGGCCGGGTCTTGTGTTGTTGTCGATGTGCTCGTGCTCTGTGGCTCGGCGGGTGCTGCAACAGGTGCGGGGTCGGGCTTCCCGCTTTCCACCATCAAAGTGGTGGTATCGCCCTCGGGCAGAGATAGAAGCTCTGCCATCTGCGCGTCCGTCAAATCGCCAGAAGCGGCGTGCTCTTGAAAATACTCAGCTTGAGTAGTTGCCATGCGTCCCTGCCACTTGTCGGAGTGGCCCCAAAAGGTCGCGCATTCGACTGGCCGCGCAAGAGCCGAAGCCCTCGCGCTGGACAATCTCCAGCTACGGGATTGCTACGTCTCACGAGGTTGCGTTTCGCCGCCTGGTTACCCTGGCGACTTGCTTTGCAGTGTGCAAGCGTGTGCCGGGAAAAAAAATCCCCACAGGAGTTTGGCCGGGACATAGGTTCCCCAAGGGTGAATAGCCAAGGTATTCAATCCCTGCCCAGCACTGGATTCATGACCCAGCACCCAGCACACCAATGAGGCAGCGATTCATTCACCAGGGCGCTTGTCTCACCATGTACGCCTTGGCTTATCCAGTCCCTCGCTGACAGGCTGGACGCACAGACGGGGTGAAACGTCGTGCGGTGTTTGTTGGGTGCGGCCCATGCAGGCCCATCAGCTTGGTCAATGCGCGCCCTGACGACGGAAAGCAAAAAGCCCTTTAGTCTCTGCTCTCCCGTGCTGGCCCACGGTTCCCATTGAAGGGAGAAAGCAGAAGCTAAAGGGCTTCAAGGCTTATTGTCGCAGCGGGCCAGCACGTTGACAAGCCCAAGTTTGAAGGCC